TCTTGAAAGCGAAGTAGTTCGACTTGTCAATAACCAGCGAGAAGTCCTCGTCGTCGAGGTCTTGTGCAGTGACCTGTGTGCCACGCTTGTACTCGCTTACAGAAATCTCAGGCTCTTTGATGATACGTACTGTATCGCCTTGAGCAGAAATCTCACCGAAGTAATCAGAGTTAGTGATGTCACCAACAACTGTGGACTTACGGAAAGCAAGTTGTACTTTCTTAGAGTAGATTACGGACGAGAAATTACCGTTAGGTAGGTTGCCGTGACCGACTGCGGATGGGAATGCCATTGTGTTTCTCCTTGTTGAGTATAGATGGCTAGAGTTTTAAGGACAATAGCGATACACTGAACAAAGGGCTGATACACTAAGTGACTCTTACGAGGGTTAGCTTCACAGGTTGTCTTTATTACTTGTAGCTATTTGTATGGGGAAAGTTCCCCAGTCGTATTAAGGGGAGGAGTAACGGCAGGTGTCCATGTCTGGGGCTGCCGTTACAATACCCTTAGTTATACCGAGTTTCTTTTATTTGTCAAGTTACTTCTTAGTAACATCGTAAATAAAGTTACCGGTGTTCATTGCTTCATTGATCTTAGCTGCGTTCTTCTCGTACCAAGCATCGCTTTCACGAAGGATCTGGGACTCGGAGAACTTCTTACCTTCACCAGTGGCGTCAATCTTAGGCGCACCTTTGGTTCGGACATCCGACGCAGCATCCTTAGCTTGCACCTTCTTAGCTGCAGGGTTCATACCTTTGTCTGACTTGTAGAGGTCAATGACACGAATAACACCAGAGGCGTCGTCCATGTTGTCATACAAAGCGTCCTTGATCCACTTGGTCTGTTTCTCAGCCCAGTCATGGAAGTCATCAGAGGCTTTGAGGGCGTCGAAGTCCGAGTGGGACTTACGGATCTCTGCTTCTGCTTTGGTACGCTTAGTCTCGTAGGTCAGTTCATCAAGCTCTTTGAAGCGAGAGTTAGTCTTCTCGAACATCTCCTGAGCTTTCTTAGTGGCAATGGTTTCAACGATACCAGCAACATCGGGATACTTCTTAGCCCATGCTTCTAGGTCTTCGTTAGACTTAGGTGGTGCGATACCTGTTACTGGACCTTTGTTCTCCAGTGCTGCAATCTTCTCTTCCCACTCAGCTTCCTTCTTAGCTTGATAGCGACGTAGGTCACCATAACGCTTCTTGAAGGTTTGCTCTTCTTTAGAAAGATCCTTGTCGTCTACTTCTTCTTCAACCTCAGGCTCTTTAACCTTGGCTTCTTCCTCCTGACCTTCTTCAGTTACCTCTTCTTCCTCGGTAGCCTCACCCTTCATAAGCTCTTCGAGTTCTTTCTCGTCTTGCTCAATCCGTTGACGGTTCTTTCGGAAGTTAGGGTCGATCATTACAGACTTAGGTTGTTCACGTGTGATTACTGTTTCGTTAGCCATTTGTTTCTCCTTGGGGCCGCTTATAGCGGGTGGCCTTTGTATGGTTCGTTAAAGTTATTTATAACGGCGTTGAACCAATCCGCCCTTATTCATTGGACCTACACGGTCTGAGCCGCCGACACCAGAGCCGACCTCGTTACCAGCATTCATCTGGGAACCAGATAGACTTGCCGCTGTCTTAGCTGATACACCTGCGTCACGAGCTGCAACTTGAGCACTAGCCTTGGACGCTGAGGTTGGTGTACTTGTAGTGCTACCTGTGGTACCGCTAAACCCGCCAGTACCACTGTAGTCTCTACCCTCTCTATCGCTAGAGGTTGGTGAAGGAGATGAAGGACTGGTACTACGTACGGGTGAAGAACCCAGAGCGTCTCTTGTAGACGATGGAGTTTGACCAGTACGGCTGGCGTAGTTCTCATAGATGGACGAACCATCATAAGAAGACTTAGGAACCAAACCACTAAGACCATAGTCCTCTTCAGCACCGCTAGCCAGTGTACGAAGAGCGTCTGCTGTGGTAGTGTTACCCATGCTTTCCATCTGTAATGCAGCAGCATTAATGACAGCAACGTCACGGAGTTTACCGTAACCGGAAGCAGCGAAGCGACCCAGGAGTGAACCCATAGGTCCTCCAATAGCACCGCCTACAACACCAGCAGCCTGACCGGTAAACGAACCGAGAGGGCTTTCATCAGTGTCCAGCCGGCTCTGTGCCCAGGCCATGACAGCATCAGGGTTGTCAAAGTCTACTTCACTCAGAGGGTCACCGAAGGAGAAGTCTGGAAGTTCACCACCGCCAGTACCACTTGTAATACGTTGAGCACGATCCCTATCGTTCTCACGATCTTTGTTAAGTCTGGCCTCTGCTGCGGTAGCGTCTGGAGCCCCAGCTTCAACAGGTGTAACACCACTAGCTACGAAGCCTTCAGGGATCGTCTGTGCTGGTTGACCGTTGATGTGGAGTACCATCATGATAGCTCCGTTAGGTCCTGTGTACTCTACGTACTCATAACCACCAGCGGAAGGGCTGGGTGTCGAACCCTGACTGAGACCGTTGCTGTAAGTTCCACCCAGTCGTTGCCAGTCGTTAGGGTTAAAGGATGCTTCTTCACCTTGTTGGACCATACCGCCTTCAGCCATGGAGATACCGCGGCTCTGGAACATGTTGGCTATTTCTGGGTTAGTCTTGGCGGCTTGAACAACCTTGTCGATTAGCATGTTGTAGTCAGGGGCACCGTTACCAGAGACTAGACCACCTTCAGCCAAGCTCTGTACTCCGCGTACGATCTCTGGGTCAATCTGATCAGGTGGAGCTTGACCACCGATACGTTCATCAGCGTAAAGACCAGCCATTTGTTCTTTTGCTTTAGTGACAAGGTCTTCTAGGAAACCTAGGCCAAGGTATTTGGTTACGTCAGCAGTGAGTACGTACTCACCTTCAGACATATTAACTGGGATGTCGTCACGGACATTCTCTGGTGTTGAACCAGGTGGAATCTCATTGCCGGAGACAGGATCTACCGGTACAGCCATACCGCCTTCGTTAAAGTTCATTCGCTTAGGCATGTTTTCCCCTTTGGATGTTCCTGTAATATCCTTGAAGCTTTCTGCTCCCGAGATGTCTACGTTATTGTTCTCTTCAAACCTATCTTCAAAGTCCTTAGTCGAGACCTTGTGCTTACCTACAAACTCTTCCTCAGACATCATACCAGATGCTGCCTTGAAGTAGTCTGCCATAGCGTTGTTAGATACGTCAGCTACTAGGCCACCTTCGGCATAGTTCTGTTTAACGCCGTCACGTACATCACTACGGTACCGGTCTAGCTCACGGTTAAGAGCCATACGATATGTGTGTGAGGGAGGTGTCTCTGCCCGCTCTTCCGCGGTCATGTACCTACGCATCTCCGCAGCACGAGACTGAATCTCACCCTCTGTTGCTTCGTAGAGACGGAAAGACTCTTTGTTAACGTCAGTCTCTAGGCGTCTAGCTCTCTGCAGTTCTTCAGAAGGGTTACGAAGACTCTCCATAAACTCTTCACCAAACTCTGCGTAGTAAGGGCTTTCCTCACCGAGCCTAGCGAAGCTACGTTCAATGCTGAGTGGGAGTGCATCGACAGAGTCTCTAAGGTTCTCAGCAGCTAGGAGGTCTTCCTTCAACTTAGGAACCTGACGAGCAAACCAGTCAGGGTTAGAACCTGGGGCCGAGCCATCGGCGGTCTGCACTGCGTGTTGCACCTCATGTACAAGCACATCCTTAAACTTGTTCAGGTCTAATTCAAAGGTATCAGGGTTCTGAAGTGTCTCCAAACCCATTGTAAGCATGTTGTCTCTGCTGTTGTAAGACGCCCCATCACCTGGTTTGAACGTGAGGGCTACATCTTCTAGCTCAGGGTACACTGAAAAGAGTTCATCGAACTGTACAACTTGACCGAGGGGTATAGCTTGTTGGTTGGATGTACCAAAGACATCGGCTAGTTCCTCGGCCTCCTGCCATAGACGTGAAGCCACCCGTTGTTCTGATGCTTCTGGTGCACCCTTAGAGGCGATACGCATCTGGCTAGAGTCGAACTCCTGCTCCCACATTCTATTTGTAGGGTTAAAGTTTAAGCCTGTATCTTCCCAGATAATGTCATCACTGACACCACCCTGCTTCATACCTCCGGCCTCGTACTGGTTTTCCCAGTCCACACCACGGGTACCGAAGATACCCACAGTGTCTTCATCGACGCGACTAATACCTTTACCAGCAGCAGATAGGCCACCAGTCATAGCCATGCTAGCGGTACCAAGAGCCTCCATAGTGGTGTCTTGTACAGGCATTGTGCCACGAGCGGCTCTACCAGGGGCTGTGATGGCCTGCTCTACCCCTTGGGCTACCCCAGTGGCCCCAGCGCGAGGTTCGAACTGTAAGGAGCGTATAGCGTCCCAACCAGTAGTTCCTTCTTTCTTAGATAGAAAGTTACCAGCAAGACCTGTACGGCCTTCGTCTACCTCGGCATTCATCCCTCCGGTAAGACTGTTTACACGATCATACTCCCGCTTAAGGAAGTCGATATCAGTGCTAGGGTCCATAGTCTTGAACTCGTCTAGCGCAGCTAGGAACTCATCGACTGGCATTTCCATTAGTGGTGTGTTAGCCATTGACTTGATCCCTCAGTTGCTTCATACGGCGTAGGGCTGTGATAGCCCCTTGGCGTCGGTATACGTCTTCAATCTTCAGAGCTTGCTCTAGGCCACGTTGCTCTTGGATAATACGACTATCTACTTCTTCACAGAAGTCATCCCAAAGGTGCTTATCATTTACGAAAGGCTTCAGGTTCATACTGGCTCCCCACCTTCACCTGTGTTAGCAGCAAAGCCGGGAGTACCTGGGCCAGGAGCTTGTCCTGTACCAATGTTACCACCACCGGCACCAGTTGGGTCTACCCCTCCAGGTGCACCTCCAGGCCCAGCAGGTTGTTGCTGAGGCTGAGGGTTCTCTGCTTGCATCTTCTTAAGGATCTCTGCTTGGATAGCAGCACGACCCATTGAGTTAGTAACCTTATCAGGGTCAAGGTCAAGGCTCTTAGCAATCTCACGGATGATATAGTCAAGCTTAGCAAACGGTGCAAGCTGTGGGTTCTGCACCATACCAAGCAACTGCATGAGGCGTTGACTACGTACTTCGTTAGCCATGAGAGACTCAGTACCAGCAGCCTTAACTTCGAGGTCACCGCGGATCTCTGGGTCGAAGTCGAACTGCATATTGAAAGCAAAGAGTGCTTTGCCAAGAGGGCCTAGCAGGTAGTCATCAAAGTTCTTAACGACTGAACGAATACCACCAGAGGCGGCAGACATCAGCATAGAGATACCTGAGGCTGTTCGACCTACACCACTGACACCTGTCTGCCCGTGGGCAAACGAAGGGAAGCCTGTAGACTCATCGGATAGTTGACGAGCCTTGTCAAACATCTGCATGTTCTCGTTGGATACGTTAGGGAACTTGGTACCAAAGATAGCCTGACCAGGAGCACCACCTTGGCGCTTGAATACTTTACCAGGATAGATCTTAAGGTCTTGACCTGGGGTCAGGTTGTTCTCGTCTACTTCAAAGACTAGGTTACCTGAGAGTGCAGCATTGTCTACCGCCATCCGCATGAAACCGTTCATCAGTGTCTGTGTGTCGTCCATGTTCTCGGCAATACCAATACCGTACATGCTGTAAGGGTTCAACTCATAAGGAACAACATAGTAGGGAATAACAGAAGGAGTGAATGGGTTAATGACTAGGCGAAGCACACGACCGTGGCATACCCAGATGTTAACACTTACTGCATCTTCATCTTCCAGACCATCAGGGATATCAACGTCATGATCCTCAAGGGTCTTCATGTCTACGTTACCCCAGTACTCTAGTACGTCCCAGCGTTCTGTAGCTACCTCTTGAGCATCGTCCTCCATGACCTGCTCCCAGTCTTCCTTAATGTAGTTAGGGCCATACTCAAGGGCAAGGTCCACTTCATTGTCACGGAAGTAAGGGCGCTTCTTTAAGGCACGGAGCTGTGTCTTAGACATCTTATGGCGTTCAATACCGAACTCTGCATCATCCATGTTTGTTGCGTCCGGGTCTCCGTAGAAGTTCCAGATAGACACATTGGATACCAGAGGTACAGTCTTAGTAATCGGAGCGTAGTTGCCTTCTTCGTCCCAGTTAGGATACTCTTTGTTAGTTAGGAAAGGACCCTTCATTACACCAGTACCGAAGAGTGCACACTCAAAGGCTACAGCACGGAGGTGCTTCTTAGCCCGAGACTCTTCTAGTTGGTCATGGATCTTCTTCTCCATCTTCTTAGCTGCAACTGTTGCAGGGTGGAAGTTGATCTGTGTAGGACCAGTACCTGGACCAGACTTAAGCTTACCTAGTACAGGCTCAAGCTCCTTCTCCAACCCACCTAGGCGTCGTGCCCAATCGGTTGTAGTCTCACCAGCACGGAGAGACGTGTCAGGGGTTTCACCCGTGGCTGCTTCTACGTTAGGATCTGTCTCGAAATGAACAGTCTCTTCTACACCGTCAGGCAGTGTAGTAGGGTTGATGCTCAGTGGGAAACGAGAAGCACCCAGAAGCACATCAGTGATCTGGTCGTATGCTGCGTTAACCTTAGTCTTGGTAACCTTAACGAAGATCTTAGACTTCTCTGTGTCAGTAAACTGAACATCAGGACCATAGATACCGCGGTAGTTCCGGTAAGCCCGTAGCCACCGTGTCTCTTCTGTCTCCCGTGCGGTAGACGCCTTAGAGAACTGAGACATAACAAACGCAGATACACTGCCAGACGCTGTGTCTGTGTCACCTACGGCGTCGTCATCAGTATCCTCTAGTGCAGCCATGTCCATCTCGTCCATGCTTGTCTCGAAGTCATCGTCTTCCATAAGAAGTCCTTATTTATTAGTAGCCAAAGGTTGCATCAGAAGGTTCGGGTACCTGAGACATTCCTGTGTCCCAATCAAGCACCCCACTGCTGGGTCTAGTCATTACGCCGTAACGTAGTGCATCGTATAGGTGGTCTTCTGCGTAGGTATCTACGTCTTCTGGGTTTCTTTTATCAAGTGGGATGGTTGGTAGTTGTTCGATAGTCTTCTTACACGTGTTGAAGAATACCATTCGTGGTTGCTCGGTATCGGTATCCACTTGTAGTCGTCTGTGTATTTCGTTCTTTCCTGAGACACGGGAACCCTTGCTTCTATCTGCAGGACGCCAACGGCATCCCTTGGCAATCATCCGTTCAGCAATACTAGGACCTGAGTCTCCGCGGCGGTGCCATAGAGAGGAGTCTAGAACCCCGTATCGAATCTTCTCGCCCCACTCTGCTTCCTTTACCATGTCAGCTAGGTCTTCAGCAAGTACCTTAGAGACATACATCTCACGGTACACCACTAGGCTCTCATCAGATGGGTCTACAGCGAACCAGAGTATTCCAGTGTAGGAACTATAGCCGTAGTCACAAGCTCTGAACTTCATCCAGTTGTCTGGAACTTCGAAGGGTTCTACTACATGGATCTTACGGTTAAACTCAGGGAACGCTGCACCTTCTGCAATGTCCCAGTCGCCCTCTAGTAGTTGTCGGCGCTGATGCTCGGGTAGTGTGAGCAGGTTAGCTTCGTACATACCGTCATTGGCTAGGTATGGGTTATCAAACAGGGTAGCAGGAATAAACTTACGCTTCAGCATAGGCAATCCGACTAGGTCGTTGGCTACAGCGAACTTAGAACTCTTAGGCCAGAGCATAGTCTCACCGGTCTCTACATCAACCGCATCAAACGCCTTGTTAGCGGGAGAAGGATCAACAAACATCTTCTTTACCCAAGCATGACCTGGGCCACCAGGGTTAGATGTAGCTCGTTGGTTAAGAGCTAGACCAGAACCCTCTGCAGTACGTAGACGAGAACGCATATAGTCCCATGCGTAGGGTGTAGGCCATTGAGTAAGCTCGTCAAAGCCAATCCAGTTGAATGCCTGACCCTGGTACTTCATAACGTCGTCATCACGGTCTAGATAAGACAACCAGAGCTGTGCTCCGCTAGGTGTGATCCAAGTCTTGTCCCTTTCAAGGAACTTAGCGCCTGGAATAGCCTTAGGGTAGAGTTGTTTGGAGACTGAGATCAGTTCTCTTAGCTCTTCAGTCGATCTACGCACCAGAAGCATGTTAGCTTTAGGGTTATTAAGGTAACGAACAGGGTCAGCCACCATTGCGTAACTCTTACCACCACCAGCAGCGCCACCGTAGAGCACTTCTTGCTCTGAGGAGGCTAGGAAGTCTGACTGTGGGCCTGGAGTAGCCTCGAAGATGATCTCTCGGGCCTTCTCCACGTCAAAGTCCGGTGCCTTAACCGTTGCTGGTACTGTCTTCGGCTTCTCTACGACGACCGAGTCCTGTTTCTTCGATCTTACGGGCTTTTTCCGCTGCTTCTTTGTAGCGTTTGGCGAGGTAGCGGTAGTTTGTAAGGTCTGTTTTACGCTTTTGGTCACTCTGCACCCTAGTCCTTAGCCCCACATGGGAAATACTGCGTCCGCTCTGCTCTGAGAGCCAGTTCGCTACGTCCCTGTAGCTATATTGCTTTAAGAAAGTCTTAGCTTTCTCTAGAAGGACTAGTTCTTCCTGGACTGGAAGTAAAATGTCCTGATCTTCTTCATCCTGTACGTAGCCGAAAGGGATAACTCGTCCCACTCGTACTACTGGGAGCCACTCGTAACCCTCTTCGGTAAGAACAGGCTTAGGAAGCTTAAATTCTCTCTGTATTTTAGCCATTTCTTACACCTTTGTCAAGCACTAACTCTTCGAAGGAAGAATAAATAGTGGTGACTCTGCCTTAACTTCGATCTTATCGCCAGCTTTGTGGCCCGCACGGTCTAGAATGTCCTTAGCTGCAGCCATTTTCTCTTTGTTACCAAGATCAGTAGGGTTCTCCATGACATGGATCATAGCCCAAGCTGCCTTAGCTCCGTGAGTAACAAGAAACTTGGTAGTCTTTTCGGAGATTTCCTCTTGGAGGGACTCCACGATAGATGTAGTAGATACATTATCACTGTATCCAGCTAGTTTCTTAGCTTGAACGAAGTTACCCTGAGCCTCTTCAAAGAGGACATCAAGGAACTTCTGTTGTTTGTCTGTTAGTTCTCGTTTCATGCGTTTCTCCT